AAAACCATTGTACCCAGAGGATATGTTAGTTTTATTTTTTACTAACACGCAGCCGCATTGGGTTTGTCTATCGTGACTTCTCCTTGACCACAACGTTGCCTCAAGAAAAAAGATGTTATCCCAGTCGGAAACGGGTGTATTATTAAGCATTAGCTGATACAATTTCATGATTGACCCTGAGAAAAAATGCCAGTTTGGATAACAAGGTACTGGCAAACCCCGTGACTACTTACGCAGCCAACGCAAAACTAGGTTTTGCAGTTATTATTTGGTATCGTTTTAAGGTAGCCTCGAAACCAACTACCACATGCAGCTA